AGGGTTCATTGCAACCGAACCATTAAACCCTACAGTAGCGTAATAAGAATTGTTATTGTTTGATGTCCAATAATTTGTCCATGATGAACCATTATTAAAACTCCATCTGTACGCAGTCATTACTAAATTTTTATTGACTACAACGCCAATTCTTCCGTAAGCGTTTAATAAAGTTGCAGAATTGCCAGTTCCTATGGAAGTATTGCTTACGCCATTTGCATTTTGTAATTGAGTACCTGAACCACCTAAAATACTAGCGGTATCTCCATCCATAATCATGTATTTATAGCCCGACCCTTTTGATCCACCGCTTGCAAGTATTGTTTGAAAAATCCCACTCACGATACATTTCCTGTAATTACTACAACTGTTGTTGTGGCAAAAAGAATAGTACAAACTCCTCTAGTTGCTAAGATAAAAGAAGTTTTTACAGTATCTGTTCCACCTAAATAAGCGGTAATTGCTGTTGATGTACAAGTAATAGCAGAAGATGTGTTGTTAAACACAGAGATTGCATCTCCTACAGCAAACACACTTGCAGGAATTACAACTAAACCTGATGTTCCAAGAATAATAAACTTGCCAACATCACTAGCAACTAATGTATAACTTGCTGTTTTAGTGCCTGATAGTGGGATATTGCGATAACCAACAGCATTAGTTCCATCAGCAGTACAGGTACTTAAATTACCGCTTGTAGGCGTTCCTAAAACAGGCGTAGTAAATGATGGGCTAGTAGCTAATGCGACTACAGTACCCGATCCTGTGGTTGTATAGGACGTACCCCAAGCTGTGCCTGTGCTGTTGGCTATTCCCGCACTAGGATAAGTTGTAGGGCCTGCTGTTCCTGTTGGGCCTGTTGGGCCTGTAACTGATGATCCAGTTGAACCCGTAGGGCCAGTAGGGGCCACATTGACTGTGTAATACGCAATGGTTTCTACAATGTCACCAGTAGTCGCACCAACCGTTAAAACAACTGATGTGCCGTTTGTGGCCGTGTAGTCCGTACCGTTTAAGAAAACACCATTCAAATAAACTTCAATAAATCCAACCGTATAAGCAACAGTAAATGTTGTTTGCCCTGATGTTGCTGTAAATGAAGTGCGTGTATAGGTGGCGTTTAATGCGGCTCCTGTTGGGCCAGTAGAACCAGTTGGGCCTTGTGCACCTGTAGTGCCTGTACTACCTGTTGGCCCAGTATTTCCTTGGATACCTTGAATACCCTGTATGCCTTGGATTCCAGTAGGCCCTGTAGGCCCAGTATTTCCAACATTACCTTGAGGGCCCGTGGGGCCTGTACCACCCGTATTACCAGATGAACCCGTGGGGCCCGTAGCGCCAATGTCACCTTGCACACCTTGGATGCCCTGAATACCTTGGGGGCCTGTGGGGCCGTGATCGCCTTGTATGCCTGTGGGCCCTGTTGGCCCTACATTGCCTTGGCTTCCAGTAGAACCCGTTGGGCCCGTTATACCTTGAGCACCCGTTGGGCCTACATTACCTTGGGTGCCTTGTGCACCTGTGGGGCCCGTTATACCTTGGATGCCTTGTGAACCTGTTGGGCCTGTGGGCCCTACATTACCTTGCGTACCTGTGGGCCCTGTGATACCTTGTATACCTTGTGAACCCGTAGGGCCAGTAGGGCCTAGATTTCCTGTGGGGCCTGTAGGGCCAGTTGCGCCAACGCTAACAATAATATACCAATCTCCACTAATGCTAGGCGTTTGGTTTAAGCTAGCCGTTGGTGTGATCCATGCACTACCAAGATAAGTAACTACATCGTATGGTTGGTAAGTTGTTGTAGATACCCAATCACCCAAATAAGTAAAGCCTTGACCTGTTGCACCCGTGGGCCCTGTTGGGCCTACAACCGTGGAATCCGCACCCGTAGGGCCTGTTGCACCCGTAGGGCCCGTTAATCCTGTAGGGCCAAGATCACCTTGTACACCTTGAATACCTTGTATACCTTGTATACCTTGTGGCCCAGTTGGCCCAGTATAACCTTGTGGGCCAGTAGGGCCAGATGTTCCAGTAGGGCCATTTTGTGTATAAGTAACTTGGGCCGCAGTTAAAATAATTGATGGCGTTCTTGGATTAGAACCATTTGCGGGTAACGTTTCTAATGAAACCGCTGTTGTTGCTGTTTGCCAATAAACCTCGATGTAATCATTTGCTTGTAATGACAATACATAATTAACCGTCAGAATTTGTGATGAAAATGAGCTACCTTGTTTATCAGGCACATCATAATGAGAATTTGTATCGGCTAAATTTGTACCATTTTTACGCAACCAAACTTGCGTAGCGCCATTAGCAGTACTAGTATTAGTAAACTGAATAGAAAACGTAATACTATAAACACCCACGCTACCAAATGTAATGCGACTACTTGAAACATTAGTTACATTGCTGTTTGCGGGGTCATAACTATTTAAAGTGATTGCGTAAGGCGTGTTAATAACCGAAGCCGTTTGGTTTGTTGTGTCCCAAAAAGAACCCCAATTTGCAACTGTTCCACCCGCCCCAGGATTTCCCTGTGCACCAGTAGGGCCAGTAGCTCCCACTGACCCTGTAGGGCCAACATAACCTTGGGCACCCTGTACACCTTGAGGGCCCGTGGGGCCATGATCCCCAATATCACCCTGTGCACCCGTTGGCCCTGTAGGCCCAGTTGGCCCCGCAACAGTTGAATCAGCACCTGTGGGGCCCGTTGGCCCTGTATCACCTTGTGCACCTGTAGGCCCTGTTGGGCCTGTATCGCCTGTTGTTCCTTGGTCACCTGTAGGGCCCGTTGGCCCCGTGTCACCCTGAGAACCAGTTGGCCCCATGTCTCCTTGTGGCCCTGTGGGGCCTACATCACCTTGCGGGCCCGTGGGGCCAGTATCACCTTGTGAGCCTGTGGGCCCAGTATCACCCGTATTACCTTGATCGCCCTGTGGGCCTGTCGGGCCAAGATCACCTTGTGGCCCTGTTGGGCCAACATCACCCATATCACCTTGAGGGCCTGTCGGGCCTGTGTCACCTTGTGAACCCGTAGGGCCAAGATCACCTTGCACGCCTTGGTCACCTTGTATGCCTTGGGGCCCAGTAGGGCCATGATCCCCTTGAATACCTTGATCCCCTGTCGGCCCTGTTGGGCCTGCAACGGTTGAATCTGCACCAGTTGGCCCCGTGGGGCCTGTGTCCCCTGTATTTCCTTGTTCGCCTTGAACGCCTTGCGGGCCAGTTGGGCCAAAATCACCTTGGTTACCTGTTGGGCCTGTGGGCCCTAAATCTCCTTGTGGGCCTGTCGGCCCTGCATCGCCCGTGTTTCCTTGGGGGCCAGTTGGGCCAGTTATACCTTGTGAACCCGTGGGGCCTGTGGGGCCTACAACTGTGGAGTCTGCGCCTGTAGGGCCCGTTGGGCCTGTTGGGCCAACAATAGGGCCTGCATCAACCCATTCAGTACCCGACCAACTATAAAGGTGGCCATCTGCGGAAACAATATAACAATCTCCGACAACATTACCCGTTGAAGGTAAATCCCCCACCGTGGCAACAGTTCCTTTAATTGCAATGCCTTGACCTTGTGCGCCTGTAGGGCCTGTAGGCCCCGTAGGGCCACCGTTTGGGCCTGTTGGGCCAAATTGCCCTTGGTCAACAGTTAAGATTATGTTGTTATCGTTTTCAACGGTAATTTGAATTCCACTCATATAACAATTACTCCATCTGATCTAACGATAAACAATAAAAATACAACCCAATCATAAGCGGGCGTTGATCCTGAAGCGGGGAAATTAACCATAATGCGCCCTGAAAAACCTACGGGGTTTTGAGCATCAATTTTTAATTCAGGGTCGCTGTTAATTAAGTCCCAAGATTCATCATTAATAACAAGTGTAAACAAGCCCGTGGGTGTATTAACATTTGTTATTGTTAAGGGAATAGAATCTGGTGTGGGGCTGTAATTTGTAATGTCAAACTTTAAGCCATTGCGAGTATCAATTAAATTAGATAACTCTCTGCGAACAATGCTTGCAGTAATGGTTGCGTCAGAAAAATCAATAGGGACGTTAACATAAGCCCCGTCTATAAGCGTATTTCTATTGAATTTTAAATTCCAATAGTTTTTTTGGTTCCAAACCAGTTCACCCGTCAAAAGTGGGTTATCAAATCCACTAACCTGAGTTATTGAATTTTTATTAAAGATTGCCATGACAGTTCCCTGTACTCAGTTAGAACGACCGTATTACTTACGGGCCAATGTTATCTTGTCTTATATTTTATCCACTTCAATTAAATCAAGCAAGTTTGTCTTCTAATTCTTTTATTCTTGCACTCATTTCTTGCATTGCCTTAACCATTGGCGCTATTAAAGATAAGTAATCTACACCTTTAGTGCCGTCTTCGTTAACAATTTTTAAAGCATCGTTATCACCGTCAATCAATGTTTCTATGTCTTGAGCTACAAAACCATGCAATGTGCGCCCATTACCTTTTATCATTTTATAGGTAACTGGCTTTAACTTATTGATAAAGTCTATACCAAACGTTTCAGGAACAATGTTTTCTTTTAATTTACGGTCAGATACGTTTTGTATGGTTATTGTGTTTCCAGAACCCGAAGATTGAAACCCTGTAATGCTTACATAGATATTAATTGCACCACCACTTACATAAGCCGTGCCTGTGTCTGCATTGAATTGATGGGACGCATAACCCGTGGGTGTGTAATTTGCACTTAGATAACTTAAGGTGGCTGAAGTAGTTGTGTAATTAGTAAGCGAAGAAGTTGAATTGGTTATAAATCCGTCTGGGTTTGTTGAGTTATAAGGCGTAAAACCAAGGCCACTTGTAATCTGCCCTGAAGTTAAGCTCAATGAACCACCAAGGGTTAAACTGCCAGAAGTTGTTACTGTGCCTGTCAATGTTAAGCCTGAAACTGTACCCGTGCCAGAAACAGAAGTAACCGTACCGCCACCCACAGAACTAAGTAACGCCCACGTTCCATCACCCCTTAAAAAATAATTAATTCCACCCGTGGATGGTGGGCCAAAAACGGTTATCCCATTCCAATACAAAATGGTGTCATCAAAAACAACATCTCCTTGGTGGTAACTAGCAAAAGTAGTTCCACTAAAAAACCCACCAATTGAATTTGGAATTCCTGACCCTGTAAACCCAAGGCCAACAACCCCAATATTAAATGAGCCTGTACCGCCTGATGTAGAAGCTCCAATTCCTAATAAACCAACATTTGAAGAATTAGCAGGCGTTGCACCAGTAAAAGGGGAATTTCCTAAAGCTGAATAATATATTGAATACGTTGTACCTTGAACAATAATTGGAAACGAAGTTGCAGGGTTATTTCCACCAAAAATAGTTTGACCCCTGCCAAACACACTATTAAGCCACATATTGCCAGATGCTTTTTGTATGTAATAGCCTGCTGAACCCGTAGGCCCCCAAGGGCCAGTTGGTGAAATAGAACCATTCCAATTATCAGATTCAATGTCTTGAAAAACACTTGCGGCTATAGGTGCGCCCCATACGGTTGTATTTGCGGGTATTGTTAAATAGGTGTAGCCATTTGAATTGTATGTACCAAAAGAAGTCCACAATATATCGCCCACGGTAACAGAAGGTACAACTGTAGACCAACCCGTAGGAATGGTTGAACCTGATGTTGGTGATGGCGTTGAAGGCGTGCCCGTTGTTTGTGAAAATAATTTATATGCGGCAATGGTTGTTAAACCTAATGAGCCTGTAGGCCCTGTAGCTCCTGATCCTGTAGGGCCTGATGGGCCTGTGGGGCCAGTTGGTGCAATGGGTGACCAAACTTGTGCCGTAGTTTTTGTACTCAATGCGGATTGGCTAATGTCATTACCCACTAAATAAGCAAAGTAATAAGTGCCTGCGCCTAGTGTTTGGTTTGAAAATGTATAGTAAGTATTGTTAGCAACTGGTTGGGAATTAGCCGTAGATGCACTTGCTAATAATTTCCAATCTGCAATGGTGGGGCTAGAAACCGTTGTGTAATAAAGATTGCCAAAAGTTACCCGCCCAGTTACAGGAACAAAAACACTAATATCAAAATGTGGGAATGATGCACTTGGGTAACCCATAAATGTAGGTATTGCAAGCGAAGAAAAGAATACAGGCGAAGGCAACCCACTATTAGGTGCGGGCGTGAATTGTGTAATGTCTTTATCATCATAGACTTGGGCGTTGTATTCATTCAGTTCTAAACGTGCGCCTAAATTGCCATCAGGCATAGACACTTCGTTAACTTTCATTACCCTAAATAATTTATTAGACCACCCATAATCTGCATTGGTCACCGATATAACACTACCCGCATCCACTTGGATACCGTAGAACGTGGTGTTAAAAGAAACAATTAAATCTTCACGGGCCTGTTCTAATATTCTGTTGGCCAAATAATGCGTTTGAACTGAATCGTTAACAAGATCATAAGTAATACTGGCTTTATTGATTGGTTCGTTTGGCCACAATAAACCATCAGGCGTTTTAATGTTGACGTAATCAGGTTGGTCACGGTTACCTTTAAAGGGAAACTTGGCTTCTATCTGGTTAACTGAATTGGTTATATCCGTTGCGCCTACCCTTATGTCCCCGACAATGTTGCTATCGTCAAAAGCGTAAGCTGTGCTTTCAGCTTTGTTAATAATGATTGACCATTTGCCTGAAACCGCTTGGTATGCCATCCAACTGTCGCAGGCCATTAATATTTTGTCTACATTGTTTAAGACCGTTTCCCCTGCGTTTAAAACACCATTGATTAAATATCTGCGTTGTGTGGCGGGGTCACCGTTGCTATCGGTAAAGGTTATTAATTGATCGCCATACGTGTTAAGGGCATCTCTAGTTGTTGTGTCTAAATAACCTACATCAATTGCACCGCCATATTTGGGGTTGTTCATGTAGTCATACCAAACATCCCCCGCCCTAGCTCTATCTAAACCATTTAAATATTGGCTTACATAAAATGTGATAGGTTGCAAACTTGTTGTTTGTGATTCACGGCTGTAAACCAAACGCACAATGGCAAAAGCTAGGCCATTCATTTGGCGTGTGCCTGTCCATTCTAAGCCCGCAGGACAACTGTTTTCATCACCTGATGTACTCATAACAACAGATGGCATCTGTGTTGTGTTAACAGGCGTGATAACCCCCGCTTCATCAGAAGTGTAAAGGTTAATAAATAAACTACCGCTGATTGTTGTGTCTACATTTGGTGGGTCTGCTTGATCGGTTAAGCTAACCACTTTGGTTAAATCAGTTGCATCAAACGTAATAACCCTATCCCCGTAATACATATTAGATGTATTAAATTCAAATGTACCATCTGGGCTAAGACTACTAATTACCAAAACATAATACATTTGCTTTTGGTTTTGGCTTAATACCGCATCTATAAATGTTCCACCAAGGTAAGCATCTCCATACACAATAGGAAGCCCATTTGTTGCACTTGGTGGGATTTGTTGGCGCATCCCGTTATCTTGTTGTGTTGGTGGCGTTTGACCAAATACCCTAGTCACTACAAATGACAGCGCAAATGAAACCGCCATATTGGTCACTATGGTAGCAATTGTCATTTCTGCAAATGTTGCCGCTACATAAGCAATTAACGTGGTAACCATTTTTTATTCCTTTGCAAAATTTGCACTAATCACTTTGTAACCCCGTTTTGTGTAATCTATGATTGGCCCTTTGCCTTGCACAGATGTAAACACAACGTTAACATCGCCTTTATTTAACATTTGTGTGGCAAGCTTATCAAATTCTTTCCACAAACGCCCACCTACCATGCCGTTTCTGTGTTCTGGTTCCACCCACCATAACAACTCATGCAATTCTTTTACCTTGGGTGACCAAATATTGTTTTGCCTGATTGCAATCAATGCACCCGTCATGTTGTTGTCTATTAAGATAAAACCACGGCCTTGGATAATACTAAACAAAAGTTCTTCAACATAACGGGGAAAATGGTTTTCTGTTTTGGTTAATATATCTATTGGGTTTTCAAATGCGTAAGATTCAACAATTTCCAATAACCTTGGGATGTCATATTTTTTTGCAAAACGAATCAAAAGCCACCCCCACCACCACCAGAATCAGAACCACCCCCGCCCGTATCACTTGCTACAACTGTTTCTCTTTTTGGTATGCCACCAAAATCAAAAAATGTGTTTGATATTTCCTGTACCCTGCTCATGCTTGTATCATCTGGGTAAAAGAATTGCCAACTATTGATATTTGTTTTTATGCCTGAAATTCTGTTTTCAATAATTCTACGCATTGAGCAACAAGACAATGTACACGTTGCA